GATCTATTAACCGCAGGATGGAAAGATCTGGCACCATGCTTGGTAATAAGGAGGCCATTGCGTATCAGATACTGGCCATGCTTAATACCAAGCTGTCGGATATTGTTAGCTGGGATGAGAGTGGCAATGTTACGGTCAAGGCAAGTCACCAGATACCTGAACACGCACTGCAGAGCATAAAGAGCATCAAGGTCAGGACTGACCGGGATGGCAACAGCACTCTGGAGGTGGAGTTGTTTGATAAGGTAGGTGTCTTGCGTTTGGCGGCCAAGGCCAGTGGCTTGCTGGACAATCCAGATGACAATGACAAGCCCAGTGTGATCGATGTTAATGTGGTGGCGCCGCCGGTGCAGACAAGGGAGTAGGATGATTCACTATCACGGCACACCAATCACACCCAATTCTGCGCTGATGACAATGGCAGGCAAGAACTTTTGCATATCATATGTGCGCCCAGACAATCTGAAAGTGTGCCAGAAGATTGGGCAATCTTTGATGTTTGATAATGGCGCCTTTTCTGCCAAGACAAGAGGATTTGAATTTGATCCCTATGGATTCTATGAATGGCTCGATCCAATCCTGGCACATCCCCATTGGGGTGTCGTGCCAGATGTCATTGATGGCACGGTGGAACAGCAACGCAAGATGGTGAAGGATTGGCCTTTCCCAAAAGCATTTGGTGTTCCTGTTTGGCATCTGGGTCTGCCAATCAGCTACCTGCTTGAACTCATTGACGATTGGGGCAAGGCGTGTCTCGGATCGTCTGGTGAGTATTGGCAGGTGGGAAGTTTTAAGTGGTCTGGGCGCATGGATGAGGTATTTAATCAGCTTGCCAAGACTTTCGGACGCATACCTTGGTTGCACGGCATGAGGATGCTGGGCCAGGGTGATGGCCCTTGGCCTTTGGCGAGCGCTGATTCAACCAATGTTGCCCTGAATCATGCAGAACAAATTGAATGTGCGGGGTGCATGGCAAAACGCATTGATTCACAAAACCCGGCATCAAAGTGGCATCACAAGGCAACTCAAGAAGGACTTTTCGCATGAAATTAGCAATTGCAATCTATCTGCTGGCAATGACTGCTGCAAATATCTCTGTATCTACATTTGGCCCGTGGATAAGTCCCATCAATTCATTCCTGTTCATTGGGTTGGATTTGACTCTGCGCGATTGGCTTCATGTCAAACTGAAGATGAGTCAGATGTTATTACTGATTCTTGCAGGGGGTGTAATTACTTACATTCTGAACCCGACTGCTGGGATCATTGCGATTGCTTCCGCATCTGCATTCACGGCATCTGCCATAATTGATTGGGTGGTGTTCACAAAAATAACCGGATCGTGGCTGAAACGTGCCAATGCCAGCAATGTGGCGGGTGCTGCGGTTGATTCAATAGCGTTCCCCACCATTGCTTTTGGTGTACTTCTTCCACACATCATTGCGTTGCAGTTTGCGGCAAAGATTGCTGGCGGTGCGGTGTGGGCCGTGCTTATCAACAAAATAAATAAAAAATGAAAACCAAAGAAACAAGCACCAAAGAGGTTTCTGCTGGTGGGCTGAGATTTGATTTCAGCGAGTCGCCCGTAATATTTGACTTCTTCCAAAGCAATGCATTTGTACAAGGCATCATGGGGCCGGTGGGGTCTGGCAAGTCTTATGGGTGTGCTGCCAAGATATTCAAGAAAGCTATTCAGCAGAAACCCAGCCCCCATGACAATATCCGCTATACCAGGTGGGCGGTGGTCAGAAACAGCTATCCCATGCTGAAGACCACCACCATCAAGACCTGGCTGGATCTGTTTCCAGAGGCCACCTTTGGCCCCATGCTTTGGACGCCACCCATTACTCACCACATCCGGCTGCCCGCCAGGGACGGGGCTGCAGGCATTGATTGCGAGGTCATATTCCTGGCCCTTGATCAGCCCAAGGATGTCAGGAAACTGCTTTCGCTGGAACTGACCGGCGCCTGGGTGAATGAGGCCAGGGAATTGCCCAAGGCAGTGATTGATGGGCTGACTCACCGGGTTGGCCGGTATCCCACAAAGAGGGATGGCGGGGCCACTTGGCACGGGATCTGGATGGACACCAACCCGATGGACGATGACCATTGGTGGCATAACATGGCCGAGAAGGAGAAGATGTCTGGCCCGTATGCCTGGAAGTTCTGGAAGCAGCCGGCGGGTATTCTGGAGGTGGCGTCTGATGATTTGCCGGAAAATCCAGAGGCACAAGACCATGTGTTTGCGTCCGGCAAGTGGTGGAAGATCAATCCCAATGCCGAGAATATCAACAATCTGCCCACAGGCTATTACCAGCAGATGTTGCTAGGCAAGAATCTGGACTGGATTCGCTGCTATGCCGGAGGTATGTACACCTATGTGCAGGAGGGCAGGCCGGTATGGCCAGAGTATGACGATGGCATCATGTCTGCCGAACTGGAAGCAGACCCTACCTTGCCGATTCAGGTTGGTCTGGACTTCGGATTGACACCTGCGGCCGTCTTTGGCCAGCGGCATCCCTCCGGCCAGTGGCGTGTGCTGCATGAGATCGTCACCTTTGACATGGGGCTGGAGCGATTTGGACAGCAATTGCTCAGTGAACTGCAGGTCAGGTTTCCAAAGTACGAGTGCCGGATCTGGGGTGACCCTGCAGGCCTGCAGCGTGATGCCATTTATGAGACTACGGCCTTCGAGTACCTGAAAAGCCTGGGCCTGAAGGCCGAGCCTACGGCCACCAACGACTTCAAGGCCAGGCGGGAAGCGGCTGCAGCCCCCATGAACCGCATGGTCATGGGCAAGCCAGGCCTGCTGGTACACAAGCAATGCAAATTGCTACGCAAATCACTGTCTGGCGGCTACCATTTCAAGCGGATTGCGGTGGGTGCCGGTCAGGAACGGTTCAAAGATGCGCCCAGCAAGAACGAACACTCCCATGTGGGCGATGCATTTGGCTATTTGCTCACTGGCGGCGGCGAATATCGCCAGCTTACCCGCGGCACCAACCGCACTGCAGGCCAAACCTTCCTGGCAACCACGATTGTGACTGACGAATTCGATGTCTTTGCCTGAATTGCCCACCATGCCGGGTGTCACCTGGGTGCCATTCAACCCAGGCCATGTGGCAGTCATGGACATCAAGGCACAAAACTACCAGGCCATCAGCAAGGCACTCGATATTGGCAAGATGCTGGAGATTCAGGCCAGGTCTGGCCACGCTATCACTGCGATACTGCACGGCAAACCCGTTGCCTGCTTCGGATCGGTCAAGATCTGGACAGGCGTGGAGGAGATGTGGTGCTTTATGGAGGAGAGGGCCAGGAAATTCCCGGTGATTATGACCAAGGCCGCCATTGGGTATCGTGATTTCAGAGTGATATCCAACAATTTACATCGAATTCAAATAACTGTAAGATGCAGGGACACTCGCGCTGTCAGGTGGGGCCAGGCAATTGGGTTTGAGATAGAAGGCCTGATGAAAAAGTATGGCCCTGATATGGCAGATTTTTACATGATGTCTAGGAGTTAAACATGGGTGGACTATTTGGTGGTGGTGGCGGTGGTGGGTCTTCTGCTGCTGCAGAGAAACAACTCGACCTGCAAAGGCAGCAGATTGCACAGCAAGAAACCCAGCTTGCAAAACAAGAATCAGACTATGCAAAGAAAACCCAGGCTGGCATGAAGGCCAGGCGTGGCGGCGGTCTGAGGTCTTTGTTGTCTGCAGAACGCAAGGACTCCGAGTTGGGCATTGGCAATGACACCAAACTTGGTGGGACTGCATGATGGCCGACATGAAGGCCAAGATGCAGGAAAAGGTTCACAAGGTGATGAAGGAGTATGCCGCCGGCAAACTCAAGTCATCTAGTGGACAGAAGGTCAAGTCCCGTGAGCAAGCAATTGCAATCGGAATGAGTGAGGCCAGGCAGGCAGTCAAGAAGAAATAATGGCCATCATCTATGTTCAAAGAGAGTCAGAGAATCAGAAGACACAACTTGTCGCCCTAACCCAGAAAGATAAGGACGGCAATCAACTTCTGAATGGATCTGATGCGCCCGTTATTGTTGTTGATGTAAACCATCAGCGACTGCATGAGGGCCGGGCATTCTTTGCATCGCACATCATCAACAATGGAAGCACCCTGCCAAATGGGTCTTCCATTGATTTTGTGTTTGCAGCCGGGCCAGGCACAACAATGCACCTGACCTATGGTGGCGCGTGTGGTGGCGATGCTGAAATCTTGCTGTATGAAGGAACCACATCCACAGGTGGAACCTCATACACACCTCTAAAAAGAAATCGGACATCAAGCACCATCAGCAATGTTGCCATGGTGCTGAATCCAACTGTAAACACCACCGGCACACTGATCTATTCAGATTTGATCATTGGTGGTGGCAAAACAAAAACAGGTGGTGGTGACACAACATCCCTTGAATTTGTCTTGCTACCTCTTACAAATTACATGGTCAGACTAACCAACACATCTGGATCAAACCAGGTAGCCGTTTTAACGCTTGAGTGGTACGAATAATGGCAACAAGCAGGTAAAACATAAGAGGACTAATATGGCAAAGATGACGGTTGAGCAAATACTGCAGCGTCACAAGATAGCGCAGACCAAGAAGGACGATTTCCGCAGTCTGTATGAAGACGCGATGGAATTTGCCCTGCCCCAGCGCAATCTGTACGGTGGCGAGTACGAGGGCAAGGTGGGCGGCAAGCGCAAGATGACCAGGGTCTTTGACTCCACGGCCATCAACAGCACCCAGCGGTTTGCCAACAGGCTGCAGTCTGGCATATTCCCGCCCCAGCGCAAGTGGTGCCGCCTCGAACCCGGCTCAGACATCCCATTGGATCGGCGCAGCCAGGTTCAAATGATGCTGGATATGTATGCAGACAAGATGTTTGCGGTACTAAAGCAGTCCAATTTTGACATTGCCATGGGCGAGTTCCTGCTGGATCTGTCTGTTGGCACCGCGGTCATGCTGGTTCAGAAGGGTGATGCGGTCAACCCCATCAACTTCATTCCGGTGCCACAGTACCTGGTCAGCTTCGAGGAAGGCGCCAATGGCCAGGTGGACAATGTGTACCGCAAGATGCGGCTCAAGGGCGAATCCATCCAGATGCAGTGGAAGGATGCCAACATCCCGCCAGACCTGCAGAAACTGATCTCCGACAAGCCCACCGAGGAGGTGGATCTGATCGAGGCAACGGTGCTGAACCTGGATCGGGGCGACTATTGCTACCATGTGGTACATGAGAAGTCCAAGTCAGAGATTGTTTACCGCAAGCTGAAGTCTAGCCCATGGGTGGTCAGCAGGTACATGAAGGTGGCCGGCGAGATCTACGGCCGTGGCCCGGTACTAACCGCACTGCCGGACATCAAGACGCTGAACAAGGTCAAGGAACTGCTGCTTAAGAATGCAAGCCTGGCCATCACTGGCGTGTACACCGCGGCCGATGATGGTGTGCTGAATCCTGCCAATGTCAAGATCACTCCCGGCGCCATCATACCGGTGGCCAGGAATGGCGGCCCACAGGGCGAGGCACTAAAGCCACTGCCCCGTGCCGGTGACTTCAATGTCAGCCAGATTGTGATCAACGATTTGGTGGCATCCATCAAGCGCACACTGCTGGACGAGAGTCTGCCCCCAGACAATATGTCTGCCAGGTCTGCCACCGAGGTGGTGGAGCGCATGAAGGAATTGGCCCAGAACCTGGGTTCAGCCTTTGGCCGGTTGATCAACGAAACCATGATCCCACTGGTCACCAAGATTCTGGAGGTCATGGATCAGGACGGCATGATCGTGCTGCCAATCCAGGTCAATGGCCTGGAGGTCAAGGTAAGCCCCGTGTCTCCGCTGGCCATGGCTCAGAACATGGACGAAATCAACAACATTCTGCAGTTCATGCAGATTGCTGCCGGCATGGGGCCAGAGGGCCAAATGGCCATCAAGGCAGGCACCGCCATCGACTACATTGCCGACAAGCTGGGCGTGCCGATCCAGGTGCGTACCACCGGAGAGGAGCGCCGCGGTCTGATGCAGCAAATGGCGCAAGCAGCGGCCATGGCACAGCAACAGCAGCAGGCATTGCCGGCGCCTGAAGCCGCGCCTGCAGGGGCCATGGCATGAGTGGGTGGGAAGACCTAGAACAAGACCCCTTTACCTTTGAGCCTGGGCAAGAGGGAGTCGATTTGAACTTTCAGATGGCCAAGACATTTGGCACAGATGAGGGTCAAAAAGTGTTAGCGTGGCTGCGACAGTTTTATCTGGAGCAACCGTGCTGGCAACCAGGCGCGGACAGTTCAATGGGAATGTTCCGAGAGGGACAGAACAGCGTCATCCGCGATATTGAAAACCGTATCAGAAAGGCTAAACAACGATGAGTGATGCAAATGACAACCCTGGCCTGCTGGCCGCTGCAGCCGATGAGGATGCACCTGCCGAGCAGACAACCGAGGGCCAAGAGCAATCAATCAGTCATGTTCAAGGAACAGCAGAACAGGATGATGCCCCTCTTGAGCGCCCGGACTTCTGGCCAGAGAAATTCTGGAAAAAGGAAGAGGCTGCCCCAGACCTGGAAGGCATATCCAAATCCTACATAGAGTTGGAGAAACGGTTCCGGGCTGGAGGCCACAAGCCCCCAGAAAATGGGGAATACGATATCGCTTCGCTAGGCCTGAGTTCCGATGACCCGGTAGTCAAAAGCTATGTTGGGTGGGCGCAACGGTATGGCATTAGCCAGACCGCCTTCGAGGAACTGGCCAAGGAAGTGAGCGGCATAGGCGCAAACACCGTGGCCGAGGCCAAGCAAAGTGTGCAGCAGGAACTCGAAGCACTTGGCCCCAATGCCAAGGCCATAGTCACAGACATGGCCAGGTGGGGCAGGGGCATGGTTCAGAAGGGCATCTGGGGCCAGGAAGAGTTCAACGAGTTCACCCGCTGGGGAGACACCGCCAAGGGCATTAAAGCGCTGCAAAAGCTGCGGGAAACCTACGAGGGCAGGGTGCCCACAGAAACACTCAGGCAGGATCCTGACGGGGTTATGAGCAAGGATGAACTGGACGCCATGGTGGCCAATCCTGAGTACCGCAAAAACCCGGCCTACCGAGCCAAGGTAGAGAAGTTGTTTGAGAAGATGTATGGTTAGGGGGCAGTTGCTATTCTCCATCTAAGGGTAAACCCTTAGTTAAGCCAGGACTTGTGCCTGGCTTTTTTTTGTGTTTATAATGTTTGCGTTGTCGTTGCACACAACAAAGTGAAGCCGCTTACTCATGCATTTGGCCTCCGGTACTACGGGGGGTGCAACCCGAATGCAGTAGTAAGTGGCTTTTTTGTTTCTATGGCAACCGTCAGGGCGCGTCAGCTAATGGGCCTGCATGGGCTGCACCCAAGAAACACCGGGACTGGTTACACCCCCAGACACTCGACTAGCCTGTTAGCGAGGGACTAGGGTAGACATTGGTACATGGGTGGTAGACAAGACCGATGTCGGATGAATCGCTACCTCATGGGTACTCTGGATGGGACTACAGATCAGTCCCTTCGGGAGGGGCGGGATACCAGGCTATCCACCCTTGGGTAACCTATGGCTAAAAAAAGTACTTGACACATCACGAATTTGCCTATAATGGGGGCATGGACAACCGCAAGGCCCATGAAGGTTGTAGCCAACCCAGGGGTGCACTGTAAGGCACAAGTCTAGGCCCAGAGTATTCTGGATAACCGTTGACGAAAAAACTTTTTCTATCAACTGTTTCTAGGAGAAACAAATGGCTATTTCGATTTCGAATGCCTTTGTCACCCTGTTCGACACCGAGGTGAAGCAAGCCTATCAAGCTGATGCGGTCTTGCGTAACACCGTCCGGTTGCGTACTGGTGTCACGGCATCTACTCATAAGTTCCCCAAGATCGGCGCTGGCGTTGCCCAGGTTCGCGTTCCGCAAACCGATGTGACCCCGCTGAATGTCACCTATTCGCAAGCTACCGTCACCCTCAGTGACTGGATTGCTGCTGAATATAGCGACATCTTCAACCAGGCCAAAGTCAACTTTGACGAGCGTCAAGAACTGGTGCAAGTGGTTTCTAAAGCCATTGGCCGCCGTGCTGACCAGCTTGTTATTGATGCGCTTGCTGCTTCCAGCACTAGCCTGACTGTGAGCAACGACATTGGTGGCACTGACACCAACATGAATGTGGCCAAACTTCGCGAAGCCCAGCGTCTGCTCAATGCAGGCAATGTGCCGATGGAAGACCGCTACATCCTGATCCATGCTTCCAACCTGTCCAACCTGCTGTCCGAGACTTCGGTCACCTCTAGCGACTTCAATACCGTGAAGGCACTGGTGCAGGGCGAACTGGACACCTTCCTCGGATTCAAGTTCATCACCATTGGTGACCGTTCTGAGGGTGGTTTGACTGGTGGTGGCTCTGGCCAGGATCGCGTTGTGTACGCTTACCACAAGAATGCTATTGGCATGGCCGAGGGCATGGGCATCCGCAGTGAAATCAACTACATCCCCGAGAAGACCTCTTGGTTGGTGTCATCGATGTTCTCTGCTGGCGCAACTGCAATCGACGCCGGTGGCGTTGTTGCTATCACCTGCCGCGAATAAGGAGTAACCATCATGGCTTTTTCAACAACTGGATGGGCAACTGTTGGTGCTTCCAAATCTGGAAATGCTCCCAGCATTTATGCTTACTCAACCACTGACACCATTGCAACCGTCAATACTCAGGGTTATTTCGACGCCTTGGCTGCAACGCTCAAGGTTGGCGATCTGATCTACTGCGTGACCAGCACTGGTTCTACCGCCGTTTGCACTCTGACCCAGGTTCTGTCGAACACAGGATCTGTGGTTGATGTGGCCGATGGCACGACACTATCTGCAACCGATAGCGATTGATAGGTAGTCAACAAATGGGCCAACTCTTAGGTTTCTAGGGGTTGGCCTTTCTCACATTTGGAGCGCCCAATGGCCAGCGGTGATACAGATCTCAAAGTTTGCTCAGATGCGCTACTGATGCTGGGCGCAAAGTCGATCACCTCATTCAATGAGGGAACCGATGCATCCAACATTTGTGACCGTATCTACCCAGACCTGAAGAAGGCCACACTCCAGGCATACCCCTGGACATTTACATTCAAGAAAGTTGCACTGGCTCAGACCATCAATACGCCGGTCAACCAGTACAGATACGAATACCAACTCCCGTCAGACCGGCTGGGTGCCATACGCCGAGCCTACAACAGCACTGCTGTCGGCGCCAGGACATTTTCCGACTGGACAATCCAGGGCGACAAGTTGCTGACCAATGAGGAAACGGTGGTCATTGACTACCAATATCAGCCCACTGAGGCTGAGATGCCTAGCTACTTTGTGCAATTGCTCAAGTACATGATGGCATGGCACCTGGCAGACCCGATCACCGACCAGGTCACCAAGACCCAGTATTGGCAAGGCGTGGCCGTTGGGGCGCCTTCCGAGAACAACCGCGGTGGTTATTTCCGCACGGCCATGGTCATTGATGGGCAGGGCAATGTGACCCACAGTTTTGAAGACTTCAGCCTGGTGGCAGTGAGGAACTGATGACCAGGCTTGTTTCGTTCCAGACCAACTTTAGCAGTGGGGAATTGGATCCCCTGCTCCGAGCCAGGATTGATCTAGATCAGTATAAGAACGGGGCAGAAACACTTACCAATGTGGTGGTGCAGCCCCAGGGTGGGGTGCGCCGGCGAGGCGGCCTCAAGCACCTGTATGAGTTGCCAAGTGCGGCTAACCCGCAGAATGGCACCCGGTGTGTCCCTTTCGAGTTCTCGGTGGATGACAGTTATATGCTGATCTTCACAAATCAGCGGATGTATGTGTTCAAGGACAAAGTCCAGATCACCAACATCAATGGTAGTGGAAACCCTTACCTGGCAGTGTCTGCGGTAACCAGTTCTATCCTGTCCACCATGTGCTGGACTCAGAGCGCGGATACCCTGATCATCACTCACAAGGACATCAACCCGATCAAGATTGTGCGCGGTGGCACAGACGCAAGCTGGACAGTCAGCAACATATCGTTTGTCAGCGTACCAAAGTATGCATTCACCATTTCATTGTCCAATCCTGCAGGCACCCTGACACCCAGTGCAAAGTCTGGCGAGGTCACACTGACGGCCAGTTCTGGCGTATTCAGTGCCGGGTCTGTCGGCCAGTACATCAATGCCAACCCACAGGGCAGGGCTAGGATCGTGGCCTACACAAGCAGCACAGTGGTCAGTGCGGTGACCGAGATACCATTTTTTGATACCACCGCCATTGCCAATGGCAACTGGGAACTGGAGTCTGGGTACGAGGATGTGTGGTCTTCCGGCAGAGGCTGGCCCAGGACGGCAACATTCCATGAAGGCAGGCTGTACTTTGGTGGCAGCAAGAGCAGGCCAAGCACGGTGTGGGGCAGCAAGGTTGCCCAATTCTTTGACTTCATGCCTGACCAGGCATATGACGATGATGCTGTCGAGGCCACCCTGGACACCAACAGTCTGAATGTGATCATTGACATCATCAGCGGCCGGGATCTGCAAGTCTTCACTAGCGGAGGTGAGTTCTATGTTCCGCAGTCAGGCCTCGATCCGATCACCCCCACAAACTTTTTCGTGAAGGCAGTGAGTCGCAATGGCAGTCGGGAAGGCATCCGGGTGCAGATCCTGCAGTCCGGCACACTGTATGTGCAGCGCCAGGGCAAGGCACTCAATGAGTTCCAGTTCAGTGACACCACACTGTCTTATGTGAGCCAGTCCATCAGCCTGCTGTCCAGCCACCTGATCAATACTCCGGCTGAATTGGCACTCAGGAAGGCCACCAGCACCGAGGAAACAGACACTCTGTTCATGCTGAATGGCGATGGCACCATTGCCAACTACTCCATCCTGCGCCAGCAGAATGTGGTGGCGCCCAGCAAATTGACCACAGACGGCCAGTTCAAAGACATTGGCGTGGACATTGAGGACATCTATGTGGTGGTCAAGCGCACATTTAACTCGGTAGAACGATACTTTGTCGAAATCTTTGATCAGACCGTGTTTACCGATTGCGCCTTCACTGGTGGTGTGGCCACCACCATTTCGAGCCTGCCACACATTGGCAAGACTCTGAATGTCAAGGCTGATGGCTCGGTGCTGTCTGATGAGGTGGTCAGTGGTGGTGGATCCATCACCATGGACAGGGCCAGCACCACAAGCTACGAGGTAGGACTGCCATTCACGGTGAGCATTACTACCCTGCCAATTGAGCCGCGGTTCCAGGCCGGGCCGCGTACTGGGTTTGTCAAGCGCATCATTGAGGTCAATGCAATCCTGTACCAGACCCAGCACATTGTGGTCAACGACAACCTGGTGCCGATCAGAACCCTGGACACCGGTGGAATACTGGACAACGATGTGCCAGAGTTCACTGGCACCAAGCAGATCAGTGGCATCAGCGGGTATGACCGGGATGCACAGATTTCGATCACACAGACCCTGCCGCTAAAGCTGAACTTGCTGGGCATGGAATACAAACTCAGTGTGTATGGAGGTTCATAATGGAAGCAGTTGCACTTTGGTTTGCTGAAGCTGCAGGAGTAGATTTTGCGGCCACCGCAATGGCTTCGGGTGGAGTCATCGAGGCAGGATCTATTGCTGCGGGTGCGCCAGTTGTCACGGCCGCTGCGCCCACCCTATTCACCGCGGCCAATATGCAGCTTGCTGGCAATGCGATTAGTGCATTCAGTAGCTTTGCACAAGGCAGCGCACAGGCAGACTACTACCGGCTGCAGGCTGGCCAGGCAGAACTGCAGGGCCGTCAGAATGCGTTGAACTACAACCGGCAGGCATACCAACTGCTGGAGCGGCAGGAACGCATGAGGGGAACCCTGATTGCCAGGGCCGTGGCCGGTGGCGTGGATCCCATGTCAGGCAGCCCCATGACTGTCGCCCAGTCCAATGCATACCGTGCCGGCAATGAAATGCAGATCCTAGAAGAGAATGCCCAACTGGCCATGTCTGGTGGCCTGGCGCAGTCCCAATCCTTGAGGGCGGCCGCGGCAACCAGTGAGGAGATGGGCTGGCTTACAGGGGCCGGCAAGGGTCTTCTTGCGGGTGCTGCGTACAAAGGCGTCAAGATTCCAAGCATGATGGCATAACATGGCAACCCTACCCACATACGAATACGCTGGCGCACAGTACGCTGATTTGCCAAAGATCAGTGCGGCGCCACAGCAGGCGGCCGCATCCGGCTGGAGTATGCTTGGCCAGCAGTTGGACAAGATGGCCACATTCTTCTATGGCGAGGCCGCCAGCGAGGCGCAGAAGGCCGGGGCCAAGTTTGCCATTGAGATGCCGCCAACTCCACAGCAGTTGGAGATTGCCAAAAAAACTGGGCAGATGCCAGTGGTTGAGGGTGCTGGAAGATATTTTCAGGAGTCTTACAACAAGACTTCAGCCCACCTGCTAGGCACAAACATACTGGCTGATTTCCAGAATAGGCAGACAGACCGACTCAAGCGCATTGAGTCTGGTGAGCCAGTCAACTTAGACCAACTGAGGCGGGATATTCGGGATGACATTGATGGCAGCACTAGCGTACTGTCCACAATGGATCCTGCTACTGCAATCAGCTTCCGGGCGCAAATGTCAACTGTTGGCCATGCTGCATATAAGCAGGCACTTACATTTGATGAGAAAGCAAGGCAGGCTGCCTATCAGGTAGACATGGCTGCCGGATTGTCCAAGCTGACGCCGGTCATGGAAAATGTGATAGTTGAGTATGCCAAGTCTGGAGCAATGTCTGACGAACAGATCGAAATGGTCTTGACTGGCATGATTGAGCCGTATACCAATGGTGCATCTATCAGGATGGCTGGCGGCAACAAGTTTGCTCTTGAGGCCTGGAAGATCAAGGAAGAGGCCAAGAAAAATGCAATCATTGGCAAGTTAACAGACCGTGAATTTGCACCCACTGCAGGCGATGCATTCAAGAAACTGATGGCCGGTGATGCCGGTGAGTTGTCTGGCATCTACAAAAGTCTGAGCATTGATGACAAGAAGTCTATCCGCGAGACAATGATTAAGTCATACGCCGATGAGGAACAGGTGCGGAGAATCACTGAGGCAAATGAAAAGCATGAGAAAGATCAAAAGAAACATAAACTATCTCTTGAGTATTTGACCGCACCAGGCAAGAGAAAAAAAGAAATCGTCAATACATTGGTGGAAGATGGATCCATAACCTTGCAGATGGCAGAAGATCTGCTCAAGCCCAAGGATCCACCATCCAATCCAAGACTGTTTGGTGATTTGTTCTTCCAGATTCAGCGTGGCCAGATTGCCACCTTTGATCAGCTATTGCCATATGCAAGCAATATGAGCAAATCTGAATTTGAGTCATTGGTAAGAGCAACAGCAGATGACCAATCTCGCAAAGCAGTTCAACGCATTGACCGTGAGGCAGGCATCACTAGCGCGTACATAGATCCAGGCCCGGTTCGCACAGGAGTCAAAATCAAGTTGACTGACAAGTGGCTTGATGTAATGAAGCGTAAGGTTCAGGATCCAGAGACTGGGGTCATGGCTTACCCATCTGCTACACAGGCAGTCGAAATTGCCATTAAGGAATACAAAGGCGATGCTGCCGAGCAGAAAAAGGTATCAGGCAGAGAGTCAGCAGAAAAGCAAATCAAGGACACATTCAATACTGATGACTTTAGACGGCGCGGTATTGCTTTACCAAATATGCCAATTGAGAATATCGATTTCAATCAGATCAAAGGTCTGAGCAATTCTGAAAAAGATAGGCTCAAAAAAGTGCAAAAACAGTACACGGACAACATATGAGCATCGAGCGCGAACTACGAGCAAACTGGGATAGCACCTACTATCCAGAACCGGAGCCGGACATCCAGCTTGCTGCTGGGCCTAGTGACACGGTGAGCGATGCCGGTGCTGCATTCGGCATCTACCCAGGTATGGGAAAGCGCACACAGAAAAGCGATATTGGCGAGAAGATGATTCTTGGTGCGCCTGACTTTGCTGCCGGTGCGGCAAGAGGCGCAGTGTCTGCTGGTCTTGGCCTGGGTGGTGATATACAAAAGTTGGGGCGATTCATTGGCGCCTTGGCCAGCGATAACGAGGGCGGCACATTTGCTGACAAGCTAGGCCGTGCTGCGGCCACCATGGAAGACAAGACATTCCTGCCCAGTACTGAGGATGTCAGCAAGCACGGTTACACCATCCCAGGCACAAGCATCACCATCCCGCCCATGGCGCCTGCAGTCCCTGCTGGAACGAGTGCATTTGGTCTGACACCAGAAGAGCGACAGAAGTCTGCAGAGGCTGGCCAGTTCACCGGGGAATTGGTGGGCGACCCATTTATGTTGGTCAAAGGCGCATCACTTGCTGGCAAGGGCATTGCCAAAGGCGCAGAGTACCTTGGCCCCAAAGCTGCAGAGATGGCCCAGCAAGGCATTGAGAAAGCCATGGCGCCGATGATGCCGAGGATTGTGGAGAAGGGGCCATCTATCGATGATGCTGCAACTGTCTATGAGTTGACCCGTGGCGAGCGCAGTGCAGTCACCAATGCTGCCGGCAGAAAACCGGCAATGAGACAAGAGGCGACTCAGATAATTCAAGACACCCATTTGAATTATCCTGAGCAAGAGGGGTGGGCGCCAATTGAGATCAAGGGATTCAACCCGAAAAAGCTGGCTAAGGGTGAACTGGAGCCAGAGGCACAAAAGATACCGTATAACTTCCATTTGCCACCAGAAGGTGTTCCTGAAGATGCATGGAGATCTACCCTGGCGGCCAGGATATCTGAGGAAGTTACTGCTGTTGTTGATCGAGCAAAGGCCGGTGACCAGGCTGCAATTGATATCATCAAGCAAGCTAGTTGGTATAGGTCAATGCGCGACAGACTCCGCGCAGAGTTTGGTGGGATAGGTGATGTATTCGCCGATGTACTTGGAACCACTTCGGCACAGACCAATGTTGAGCAGAATTTTGCCAATGCGACAGAGATCTTGCGGAGATTTTCCCGCGGCGAATATGATGCCGAAATTCGTGCTTATGAGAATCGCGTTAAGTCAGGTGAGCCGGTAGATGCCAAGACTTTGACGGCCATGCACAAGGCCGGTGAATTTCCGCTGATCACCAAGGCTGGCGGCGAACTCTTTAACACAAACAGCCCGGCATCCATGGGCGCACTGCTGGATATGTTCCGAGCAGTCAAAGCTGGCGATTCTCCGAAGACGCCCAACTTCACCGGCAACCTGATTGGCCTGACCAATGAGGCCACCATTGATGTGTGGGCAGCCAGGATGTTGCGGAGGGTGGCAGATCTGCCGCGCATACCTCCTATAGCCGAGAAGGGTGTGGCAGGCAAACATCTGGTTGGATCAACCCTATACGAACCCAAAGTTGGTAGCGAATTTGGATTTGGTCAGGATGTCTTCCGCGAGGCGGCGCAAGAGATCAATGCAAGCAATATTGTTAAGCAATATGATCCTACCATTGGAGATCTTGGGCCAGACGATCTGCAAGCTGTCGCCTGGTTTATTGAGAAGGAAAACTGGACAAAGAATGGCTGGACAAGCAAGGCCGGAGAAGGTGGCAGTTTGGACTATGAGATGTCGCTGGCCGGCGCCGCAGATTCTGAAGCGGTGCGCGGCTTGCGCCGAGAGATCAATCAGGGATTCAAGATGCCTGGCAGAAGGAAGACAGAAACCGATGAGCAGTACGCTGATCGAGTTGCCACTGCCAAGTCTGCATTTGATGCGGAACGCACCACCAAGCAGCAGACCCTTGAAGGCATGAAAGCGGATGTTGACCGCTACACATTAGGCGTGTCCGGTGAGAGGCCCAACAAGCCCATGAGCAACTATGCCCAGGCAGAACTGGCGGCCGAGTTCGATGATGTTGTACGCAATGATCCCTCGGTTGTTGGCTATAACCTGGCGAACACTTACGGGTCATTCATGGCCCAGACAGAACGCGCACTGAATGCCGAGTTTGTGGCCAAGCAGAACTTTAATCCGGCTCCACTGGAAAGGCGCCTGGTTGAACAGGGCAAACACTATGACCAGGACGCCGTGTTCATCAGCAAGGTGCTGCGCGACTCAAGCAGTCCCAATGCTCGGCCAGGAGTGGAGATCTATTTCAAGCAGAAGATTACCCCACAGCAGATGGAGCAAGTCACTGCCAAGCTGCGGGAATACGGGGTGGACGGGTTTACATATGTCACCGATATGCGTTTTGGCGACAAAGTCAATGTCCAGGCCGGCGCTGGAGGGGCAGATACCGCCGGGCTAAACGGCATCCGATTCCAGTACATCCCGGAATTTGATGATGGCTACAACGCGGCCAACCGGGCGGCAATCATGAAACAAAAAGAAGATTTGTTTGATGACATTGTTGAAGATATAATGAAGGAGGGCAATGTGTCTGATGCGCGTGTTATGCATTACGATACAAAAGTCTTCTTTAGGAGTGACTATGACAAGTACCTTGCAAGAACATCTGGACAGGCTGATCGAGCGCAAGGGGGAGTCCAGCCCTCTGGTGCAAATGCTCCGCAACCAGATAGCGGCGCAGGAGTCGGGCAAGACTTTTCAAGATCTGTATCTGACCGGCTCCGTAAAGAAGCAAAAACAAGAAAGTCAAAAGCCGCAGTAAGTGGCGGTGCGTCAAGCGGGAGTGCTGAATAATGGCTATTCAACCGCTTGACCTTAGACTTGATAAACTTAACCAGCAACTGGTTGAGAATGATCAGCTTGCTGACATCGTATCCCAGCCGCGGGTAGACCCCGGCATTGATGCCACCATTCCGCAGACCAGGCCAGATGCCATAGATCCCGATGAAAAGGATATTCAGGTTGCTGGCCTAGTAGATGTGGTTGGTATGGTTGCCCGGAAGCTAAAGGGCGTTGAGATCCGCAAGCCACCATCTGCGCCTGTTTCTCCAGAGGCCAAGGCCGCGGCAGAGGCCGAAGACACGGCCAAGGCGGCCATTGCTACTGGCACCACCACTAGCCCGACAGAGGCAAAGATTGCCGGCAAGGTTGAGGCGTCCAAGAAACCAGGCCTGACGCCAGAGGCCTTTGCCACCCAGCGCAAGGATGTCCAGGATCTAAGGGCAACCACCCCACCGGAGTTGGAAAAGCCACCGCTAACGGCATTCAATCTTCCGAGAATTGATGGCCCAGAGGATCTGAAGTCAACCGTAGAGGCCATCAATCGGGCCGCCGGAATTAAGACAGAACACATCACATTTGATGATGTTGTTGAATCTGCAAAGGCCGCGGGTGCCGGGCCAAAATTTATCAATGATTTGATAAATGGGAAATTAGAAGTCAATCCCAAAAATACCCATTTGGCATTCCAGGCTCAAATTGCTAGTGCAAAAAAATTAGATGAACTAACAGCAAAAGTTGCCAACGGTTCGGCCACTCCGACAGAGGTTGCTGAAGCGGGACAACTAATTCATTTCCACAGTGTGCTGCAGCAAAGCGTTAAAGGATACCAAACCAATGTGGCGCAGTCTTTGGCTGTAATGCGTATTCCACGCGATGGTGCAATTGATATTTCTAATATATTGCAAACCATGGGAGCCGAAACAGATCTTGTCCGGTTTGCCCAGGCTTATCAGGATCTCAAGACGCCAGAGGCCAAGGCAGATCTCATTCGCTCCATGGCCCAAGGCAACCCATGGGAAAAGCTATTTACCGTGTATGTCAATGGTCTGCTGTCCCGCCCTGGTACGCAGATCAAGAACGCACTAAGCAATACCATCTTCCTTCCACTGCGAATGGCTGAACGCGCTGGCGCCGCAGCAGTTGGCAGCCTTCGGTCAGCAGTTGGCCTGGGAGGGGATACGGCATATGAATTTGCCGAGATCCCGGCCATGCTGGCATCTACCCCTACCGCTATCAACAATGGCTGGCAATTGCTGTCTCATGCCTTTGTGAATGGTGTGCCAAAGGGGTGGGTGGATCCGGTCAAGATCGGCCGCCAGCAGGCCAGGATGGAACTGTTTAATTACAAGGCAGATGGCTCCCTCTTATCTACTGGATTGAAGGCCATCAACTACACGGTCACCATGCCTGGCAGGTTGCTGATGTCTGCAGATGAGTTCTTTAAGGGCGTGAACTACACACAGGAATTGGCGGCCGAGGCAGCCAGGCTAAAGATCAATGCCTATGATGAGGCGCTGGCCACCAATGCAGCCTACCTGAAGAAGCACCCCGGCGGCAAAGATCTGCTCGATCCTGAGAAGTTCGCACAGGACAAGGTTGATCAATTCCTGCTTGAGCCACCAGACTATGTGGCCAACCTGGCAGAGGTAGGCACCTTCACTCAAAAGCTGGAGGGCATGGCCGGCAAGCTGCAGGCAAGCATGACGCCAAACACCGGCACCGGCTTTGCCTTGCGTACACAAATGCCATTCATTGGCACCCCTGTGAACATCTTGGGTGAGGTGGTATCTCGCACCCCCCTGGCGCCATTCACCAAAACCTACTGGGCAGCAATGAAGGCGGGCGGCAAAGAGGCCGACATGGCCAATGTCAAGCTGGGGTTGAGTTCTGCCTGGATGTACAGTGCCTCACAGATGGCCACCAATGGCACCATCACCGGGGCTGGGCCAGGAGACAAAGGAACCCGGCAGGCAATGGAGCGCCAGGGGTGGCAGCCATACAGCATTGTGTTTGATGTGTCCAACATCAAGGAGGATGTGCGGGATGTCTTCTCGCAATTCCCAGGCACTCGGTTCGGATCCGGCGACTACAGTGGCAAGGTGTTTGTCAGCTACCAGGGCATGGAGCCGGTGGGTGCCTTGTTGAGTATCCCGGCAGACTATGCCGACTATGTGCGTTATGAGCAGGATGACAGCAGGGTAAATGCCTATGTGGGTGGCGCCGTGTTCGGCCTGGCCAACTATATGCTAGAGCATCCTTTCCTGACGGGAGTGTCCAACATAGCCACCCTGATTGGCGGCAATGTTCCAAACACCCGGCAGCACTTGGTCAATATGGTCAATGGCATAGCAAAGATGGGAACCACTGCTGTGCTGAAGTCTGTCGAGCCACTTAGCGGATTCGTCACCGGCGTCAAAGAAAAGATCGATCCCTATCGCCGGGATTACCAGGCAGACCCGAATCTGCCAGCCGGTGTGAAGGGATTGATGGATGCGCTTAACAAGTGGAGGTCTGAGACACCAGGCTTGTCAGAAGAACTGCCGCCAATGCTCAACATCTGGTCTGAACCAGTGGAGCATGAATATGCCTGGGCGCCATTCAGGATGCGCGAGGGCAAGATGCGCGAGGTTGACCAGGCACTCATTCAACTGAATGCAAATGTGTCCATGCCAACCAGGACGGCCAGCAGAATGAGTGAGACATTAGGCAAGTCTGTGGACACCAAGTTGACAGCAGAAGAGTACAACGAAATGCTGCGTATTGCGAATGACAAGCTGGGGCTGGAGTCCCATGTCATGGCCGCGATTAAGGGCTTCAAGGAAGACGGCATGGAGGAGGACAAATTGGTCTTCTACCAGGACGCTGTCAAGAAAGTTTTCGGAGATGTGTTCACTTCAGCCAAGAAGTTGCTGGTGGAAGAAAGCATCTATTCCAGTGATATCAAGAAGCGCATTGAAGACAAGGGTGCGCGTCTTAAAGAGTTTGGCAGAGGAGCAAAGTAAATGGCATACCCAATATCAGATGTAACCAGGCGAGTGGTCTATACCGGCAGTGCCGGTGTCGGCCCGTATTCGTTCAGCTTCGAGGTGCTGGCTAACACCGACATTGAGGTGTACAAAAACACCACACTGCTGACACTGACCACAGATTACTCGGTCACCATCAACGCCAATGGCACCGGGTCTGTGACCCTAGTAAGCGCAGCAACAGGGTCTGACAACATCACCCTGGTTGGCGCCAGGGCCATCGAGCGCACTACAGACTTTGTGACTGGGGGTGACCTGTTTGCCAATACCTTGAATGATGAGTTTGACAGTCTGGTTATCTTTGCCCAGCAGATCAGCGAGAAAGCAGACCGCGGCCTCAAGGCACCAGTCACTGACCCGACAGATGTGAACATGGTGCTGCCCATCAAGGCCAGCCGCAAGGGCAAGGTGCTGGCATTTGATGAGACAACAGGCGATCCTGTGAACGGGCCTGCGCTCGATAGCATGACTACTGTGATTGCACAGTCTGCCAACATCAATACGGTTGCAGACAACATTGCTGATGTCAATACAGTTGCTGCAGACATCCCGGTCATTGACACTGTTGCAGGGATATCAGCCAATGTGACTACAGTTGCAGGCATAGCCTCTCAGGTGGTTACGGTTGCATCAAACATTGCAGACATTCAAAATGCCGAAGAAAATGCAGATGCTGCAATTGCCGCAAAGGTTGCTGCCGAGGCTGCCCAGTCTGCTGCAGAGTCCGCTAGAGATTCAACCCTGGCCGCATACGATAGCTTTGATGATAGATACCTTGGCACCAAAACATCAGACCCAGCATTAGACAATGATGGCAATGCGCTGGTTGCTGGGGCGCTTTACTTTAACAGCACAGCAGGTGTCATGAGACTGTATACCGGGTCTGCCTGGGTGGCAGCCTATGTGTCTGGCACGGCATCAGGCATCAGCTTTAGCCCAACTGGTAATGTGGCTGCAGCAGATGTGCAGGCGGCTATTGCAGAGGTTGATAGTGAAAAGCTGGCCAAGGCAAGCAATCTGTCTGACCTATCAAATACGGCCACTGCCAGGACAAACCTTGGCCTGGTGATCGGCACAGATGTACAAGCCTACGATGTAGACACTGCCAAGACTGATGTGCTGCAAACCTACACATTATCACAGCGCGGCACAGTGACGACAGACAATGATTTGTCTTTCAACATGAACGCCACCAACAACTTCAAATGCACCCCAACAGCCGGAGGAGCGCTCACCTTCACCAACATCACCGCAGGGCAGAGCGGGTATGTCCTCTTAGTAAATTCTGGTGGCTATGCCATCACCGCAGCGGCAACCACAAAGGTGGGAGCAACATTCCTGTCCACAGTTAGCGCAGCGGGTACATATTTGATTTCGTACATGACAGACGGCACGAATGTCTATTGCACCGCATCAGGAGCCTTGTCTTGAGCCTATTAGCCAACTCCAACGCTATTGAGACAGGCGGCTACCAGATTAGCCGTAGTGTGCGTCTGCGTGCAAGCGCAACGCCTTATTTTGACAGAACACCGGCAAGCATTTCTGGAAATAACACTTGGACATTTTCTTGCTGGGTAAAGCGTGGAAGTGATATAGGTAGCACAAGCACTCAAGAGAGCATTATGGGTGCTGGCGATGGCGGTGGCGCACCAGCTAGATATGATGTTTTTGGTTTTTATAACGATACTATTCAATTTGCTACTTTTAACGGTTCAGTAGCATCAATTTATACAACAGCGGTTTATCGTGACCCTAGTGCATGGTATCACCTAGTCTGTCGTTATGACGACACGCAGTCAACAGCAAGCAATAGAGTTCGCATTTATGTTAATGGGGTTTTGCAAACTTTAAATAGTCCAACCTATCCAAATCAAAACTACGGAAGCAACTTTAATACTACCTATCTTCAGCGTATTGCCGCTAATACTATTGCAACAAATCGTGGCATTGATGGATACCTTGCCGAAGTTATTATGGTGAGTGGACAGTCGTTAGACCCATCTTCATTCGGACAAACTGACGCAAACACAGGTGTCTGGGTAGCTAAGAAATATGTAGGAAGCTATGGCACGAATGGGTTCTACCTGAACTTCAGCGACAACAGCGCAGCAACATCCACCACCATTGGCAAAGACTATTCGGGCAACGGGAATAACTGGACACCCAATAACATCAGCGTAACTGCTGGCTCCACCTACGACTCCATGCTAGATGTCCCTGCTGGCAATGGCTATGCAGATGGCGGGAATGGGCGGGGGAATTACTGTGTGATGAACCCATTAAAGTTGCACTCAGATATGCGACTTACAAATGGAAATTTAGATGTAAGTTGTATAGGTGGTTCAGCCTATTGTGTTTTTGGTTCTATTGTTATGAATAGTGGCTCTTGGTACGCTGAATACACGATAAATACATCGAGCGGAAATTACCCACAAGCAGGCATTGGAGATTTAGTTATAAGTCCAAGTTCAAACCAAGGACTAGGCGATGCAAATGGAACTGCATATCAAAGGGATGGTCGCGTCATTGTTAATGGCTCAACAATAGGAACATTTGCAACCTTTACAAATGGTGATGTGATTGGCGTTGCCTACGATGCAACAAACAACAGAATCTATTTTGCCAAGAACAACACTTGGATTAACTCTGGAAATCCGTCTGGCGGTACAGGTTACTTTAGTCCTGCTTCACCAACACAGGGTTATGTTTTCGGAACTTCAACATATTCTGTTGGATCATGCTCAATCAACCTTGGTCAACGCCCCTTCACCTACACCCCACCCACAGGCTTCAAGGCGCTGAACACAACCAACCTGCCTGATCCGACTGTTAAGAAGGGAAGCAGTTATTTTGATATAAATTTAAGAACAGGAAATGGGTCAACAACCACCGTTACAGGCATACCATTTGCCCCTGATTTGGTTTGGGTGAAAGCCAGAAACAATGTAATGTCACATAACCTGTTTGATAGAGTAAGAGGCGCACAAAACGCTTTGTATTCAAATCTGACAGATGCCGAAACAAGTACCACAAACTTAACAGCGTTTACTGGTGATGGTTATACAGTAGGTAATTCGCTTGTTTTAAACACATACACTTTTGTCGATTGGCTCTGGAAAGCCAACGGCACAGGCGTAAGCAACACCGCAGGCTCCATCACCAGCACGGTGTCAGCGAATACAACGAGTGGGTTCTCGATCGCAACAACAACTGGCACAGGCGGTACAGGCACAATTGGTCATGGTCTTGGAGCAGTTCCTCAATTCATTATGTGTTTCCGTAGAAATACTGCGGCTGACCACTATTGTTACCATCAAGCAATTGGTAATACTAACTTTTTAATATTAAACTCAACTGCTGCTAGTGCTGCGTCAGCAAATCTGTGGAACAACACAACGCCGACATCTACGGTGTTTTCTGTTGGCAATACCAACAATAATAGCGGCGATACCTATGTGCATTACATTTTCGCCGCCATCCCCGGCTATTCAGCCTTTGGCAAGTACACGGGCAATGGAAGCACGGATGGGCCATTTGTGTACTGTGGGTTTAGACCGAAGTGGGTGCTAATAAAACAAACAACTGTTTCTTCAAGGGATTGGATTATTTTAGATACCTCAAGAAATACATACAATGTTGCCGACCTGCAATTACTTCCCAATACGGCAGAGGCAGAAAGCACAACATTTTATGGTTCAACTGCTTACCTTGATATTTTATCTAATGGTTTTAAGATAAGAAGCGCCTCGGGTCGTAACAACGAAAGTACGGCAATTTACATCTACGCCGCCTTCGCCGAAAATCCGACGAAATATGCGAATGCGAGGTGATGATATGGGACGAAAAAAAATCAATGTTATTGAGAAGTTTTGGGCAAAAGTTGATAAGCGTTCTGACAATGAATGCTGGCTTTGGCTTGGTGCTTTAGACAAAGATGGATATGGACAGATTTGGGATGGATACGCTGGGAAGATGAAACGCTCACACAAGGTATCAGCACAAATACATCATGGAGATTCCGATGGACGCATCGTAATGCACTCATGCGACAACCCATCATGTTGCAATCCAAACCACCTCAGTTATGGAACAAATGCAGACAATGTTGCCGATAAAATGAAAAAAAGTCGTCAAGCGAAAGGTGAACGACAAGGACACAGTAAGCTGACAGAAGCGCAAGTCTCAGATATTCGCAATCGCGCAGCAGAAGGTTATCGGAAACTGTGTGATGAATTTAAACTAGCGCCGTCTACCGTGTACAGAATATGGCACAGACAGGCTTGGCAACATATCAACGCCCGTTAAGGAGCAACTATGTATTACTCACAAACAGAAAACAAACACATTTCCGAATACACCCAATTTACCTTGGGTGGCATCACATACCCACAGCAATGGCTGGTTCAAGCAACTCCTGAGCAGAAGGCAGCTATTGGGCTAGAAGAAGTGGTGGTTACAGGCAGCAGAGCAGATGACAGGTTCTACTGGGTGAGCGAGAACTTGGTTGGCGCATCCCTGACTTACACCAACACACCTAAGCTGTTGGATGACAGGGAAGAGGTGGATGAGAATGGTCAGCCCATGTATGTCAAGGTGCTGGACAACTCAGACCCTGCCAATCCTGTGATGGTTGACAGCGCAGAACTCCTAGTCACCAAGGGTCTTAAATCAACCCACAAGGCAATGATTGACCAGCAGGTGTATTCCACCCTGCAACCGTCTGATTGGATGGCAGTAAGAGCGTTTGAGACAGGCACAGAGATGAACGCCGCATGGAAAACATGGCGAGCATCTGTGCGCTCAACAGCCACAGCAGTGAAGGCAGACATTGATGCTTGCACTACTGTTGAGCAGTTGATGGATGTGGTGAAGAATTGGCAGATGCCAGAGGCTCCTAAATGAGTGATGAATCCCTAGACACAAAGTTCTCTGTGCATGAGGCGGTCTGCGCCAAGCGCTATGAGGCAATCGAGAAGCGGCTTGATGATGGCAGCAAGCGCATGACACGCATTGAGATACTGCTCTACATCACCATTGCAGCGGTGTTTCTTGGCCCTGGAGTGGCGGCAATGTTCGTCAAGAAAGTGATCGGAATATGATCGATCCGGTCAGCGCCCTAGCAGCAGTCCAATCCGCAGTTGCTTTAATTAAGAAGGCAAGTAAGACCGTGGACGATGTTGCCAGCTTGGGGCCGATGATCGGAAAGTATTTTGATGCCAAGGCCACGGCTACCAAAGCAGTCAGAGAAGCAAAGCGCAAAGGCGGCTCTAACATGGGCAAGGCAATTGAACTAGAACTTGCCATTAAAGCACAAGCTGACTTTGAGCGTGAACTGCAAGGTCTGTTCTTTGCCAGCAACAACATGGACATCTGGCAAAACATCATGAAGCGGGTGGCAGAGATGAACGCTGCCGATGCTGAAGGCGCAAAGCAAGATGCCATTGCCGAGGCAAGGCGCAAACGGCGAGAGGAAGAACTCAACCAGATCATTCTTGCGGTTGGCATTGTGATTGTGGCTGGCATCTTCATATCGTGGGCGGCGTATGAGGCCATCACCTTTTGTAGCAACGCGGTATGTGGGCGATGAACAAGATCATCATTGCAGTCGGCATTGTGGTGATGGTTTTGTTCTTGCTGATTCTGGGCGTGATTGATTCTATGCTCTACATCTTTGGTAAGCGATGAGCAAATGGCTGTGCAAAGAAATAACGGACGGTTTTTCTAAATGGTTCAAATTCTTCTGTTATGGCTGTGCGTTGATCTGGTTATTAGATTTGCTTCCTAGACTTCCAGATGAACTTGCAGCCCCAATCGCTGAGAGAATTGTTGGCCTTGTAAAATGAGATTCTTACTGATTGCAACTATCCTGATCCTTGCCGGATGCGAGGACAGATACCGCTACCCATGTCAGAATCCCAAGAACTTTTACAAACCGGATTGCCAAAAGCCAGCCTGTTTGTTTAGCCAGCAATGTCCTGAGTACCTAGTTGCACCCATTTTGGAGAAGCAAGTTGGACAACAACCCGCCGAAAATAAATAAAGACTACCTCTCGCCTGACCAAATCGAGGTCAGGGTCTGGGCATTTGTGGTGGTCATGGTCACACTTGTGCTTGTGTTCATCGTGGCAATGCTGCTCTACTCAGTCACCTTTGTGACTCAGCCAATCAAATCAATGGCCCCGATTGACCAAGCCTACACCAAGATGCTCAACGACATCGTGCTGCTGATTGTTGGCGGTATCGGCGGCATCATGACCAAGAGAGCGGTCAAAAGTGTTAGCGATATGATCACACCATCACATCCACCAGTCGCACCTCAGACTGCAAGTTCACCAGCACCAGTTGCAACCGGTCAATCATCAGCACCTGCGACACAACCATTTGGCCAGCTACCTGTTTGGGTGAACCCTCCACTCGATGAGTCTTGGACTCCTGGGCCACCGCCAACGACACCTGTTGATTACTTACCGCCTGAACGCGATGATATTGCACAGGAGAGAGCGGCTGCAAGGAATGAGACATGATTGGACTTCCTAACCCATATCTTATTTTAGGCGCAGTTGTGGCGGCAGTCACGGTCTATTTTGTTGGCCATCACAAGGGATGGGCGCAACGGGATGCTGAGATGCAAGCTGAGATTGCAATCAAGAATGAGGAATCTCGGCAGAAGGAACAGAAACTGACCGAGCAAATCAACCAGACCGCAAGCAAACTATCGGAGGCCAACGATGTCATCACTCAAAAACAGTCTGCTCTTGATCGCGCTATCAGTGCTGGCCGGGTGCGCCTCCCCGCCTCCAGTTGCGTACAAGCCGCCACAAGTGCCGCCACTGCCAGCGGGAATAACGCCGAAACAAGCGAATCTGAGCGAGAGACTCTCCGACTTATTGCTCAACTCGCAGCAGAAGGCGACAGGGCAATCAACGAACTCAACGCCTGCATTGCCGCCTACAACCAAGTAAGGGAGGCTATCAATGGCAGTCAACGCTGAACAACTACCAAAGCTACATATTGGTTCACAGTGGGTTGATGCTTTGAATGACACATTCAACCGGTTTGTCATTGCCACGCCAAAACAACAAGCTGCCTTCATTGGTCAATGTCAGCATGAATGCAATAACTTCAAGACCCTGAAAGAAGGCTTGAGCTATTCTGCTGAACGCCTGATGAAAGTCTGGCCAAAACGATTCCCAACCATTGAAAGCGCACAGCCCTATGCCCGTAACGAAAAAGCCCTCGCAAATAAGGTTTACGCTAACCGCATGGGCAATCGTGACGAGTCTAGCGGTGACGGGGCTCGTTTTTGTGGCCGTGGTCTTATTCAGCTCACTGGCTCTACCGCTTATTACCAAGCTGGCAAAGCTCTCGGAGTGGATCTTTGGGCTAACCCAAAGATTGTCGCAACGCCTGAATACGCTGCACTCACAGCCGGATGGTTCTGGTCCACCCACAAATGCAACGAACTAGCCGAAGCCGGTGACTGGGTGAAGCTCACAAAGG